ACCGCTGATGCAGTTTAATCCGTCTCATTCTATCCAAACGCAGAGCGACAAGGTACTCGTAGTAGGAGACTTGGAGGTTAATGCGGGGAACTTCGTGATCGACGGGGGAAGCAGTAACGGTCTTACGCATGCAACCAATACAGGATCGTTTAGTATAAGCAGTTCGGGTCCTACCATGCGGTATCTACCAAGCACCTTAAATTACATAACGACAACTAATGGTAGCAACTACCTACGAGGATATACAAAAGTTGTCGAAGGAGACTTTGATGTAACCAATGGAAATTCTACTTTCAGTGGTGTCGTAGAGATGGAAGGCGATAATTCCGTCCCCTCGATAGGAGGCTTGGTTCTCTCAACACCTGCCTATAAAGAATATCATTACAAATGGGATAAAGGTGATATAGCAACCTTAGATAAATTGACAACAACACTTACTTGTCCTTCGTATTTCAGTGCTGAGATAATCTTTACACAACACCAGACGAATAGTGGGCAAAACAATCTGTACTTCAAAGCCTTCTGGAATAATAGCCACCATAACCACCACCTTGACATACTTTCAGGAAGCGTAACCAACGAAACAGGATCGCAAGGAACGAGCAATGACTTGCCTAGTTGGACGGGTGAAATTGCAGGAATTGGAGCGACAGGTGCAATGACTACAAAACTTTCGCTTTCCCATGATCCAGACACTGCACCAAATGGACCCACAGCCCCACACAACTCAGGTAAACTTGTAATAGAAGAGGACTATACTGCTTCAGGATCATATTCATTCTCTACACTTGAGGTGCGTGTTTACAGTGGGGTATTGGTGACTCCTACCCATGTCCGAACCGATACATAAATCTAAAAAGGAAACTTAAAAAATGACTACGAAACTAGACCTGGCAATGGTGAGTGCTGACGACATGACAGATAAGGCTGTCGTATCTACATCAGCAGCCAATGTCGATAAAATCCTTAAATTAGACTCTTCTGGAAAGATTCCAGGTGCGTTAATTGATATTCCTGATATCGCAGTAGAAGGCACGTTCACCCCTGTAGTAAAAGTAGGGACTACTGACGTGGGCATTGCAGAAGCAACGGCTACCTATGTGGATGCAATAGATTACGCTGGATTTACTATTAACGATTCATATAGTATTACAGTAGGCTTGGTGAGTTACACCATACTTACTGAGGGCGTGGATGCTACGGGGTCTGCTTCTACAACTTCTACCACAACAGCGATTGGATGTAGTTCTGGACCTAGTGCAGGGACTTTAGCAGAGACCGCCGTAGACGCTATTAACGGATTCTTCGGATCAGGGGGAACCTACAATCACGCATTTGCTAGTGCAAATACCGGCGTGAATACAGGAGTGCCTGGAGTTACCGCAACTCTTAGTGGGTCTACCAAAATCACACTAACAGCAGATGCTTCAGGAACAGACGGAAATGCTATTACTATTGCGAATACTGTAGGAAACGCAGCAACCGATGGCTCTCTTTCAGGCGGAACAGATGCTAGTAGAGGCTGGTTTACGCGGGTAGGCGATAGAGTCTTCTTCAACATGGCTTGCAGAGCCAACAGAGGCTCCAATACGGGAAATGTTACTGTAGAAAGCCTTCCAGTGGCTTCTCATGCTGATGCCTATAACTATAGCACATTGTTGTTCACGGCTTCTGATGCTGTGGGGATAGACAACAATCCTTCCGTAGTCCCAATTCTTGATCCAGGTGTTACAACTATAGCACTCCGTCATGGACCACAAAATACCTCGGCTTCAATGGGACACTTGGATGATAATGACATAGCAGCAAGTACAGATGTAATGTTCTTCATAACGGGTCACTACAGAGCAAGAGATTAAGGGTAATAATGGAAGATACAAAGAATATTCTCATCGCACTGGGCCGCCTAGAAGGTAAAGTAGAGTCCTTAATCAGTATGCAACAGCACCACAACGAAGAGTTAGGGAGGCTTGATAAACGAATGCGAACTTTAGAACAAGGAAAATCAGCACTGATGGGTGCAGCGGCTGCCGTGGGCGGCTTGGCATCCTTTGCTGTCTCTTGGATATTTAGGAATTCAACATGAACAAAGAAGAAACTCTCTCAAACTTACACAGAGCCGTAGCAGAAGAATTGCTACGTAGAGTGATGTCAGGGGAAGCCAATGCTGCTGAACTCAATGTAGCCCGTGGTTTCCTCAAAGACAATGGAATAGATGCTACCCCAGAACAGAATGACGCACTGGGCAAACTAGCGGAATCATTACCCTTTAAGATAGAACTGGAGAGTGCCTAATGTGTGTACCAATGACTATTTCGCCAAACACCAAGATGGCTCAGGCTCCTCAGAGTCCTGCTCCTGCGGACGCAGAAGCCATAGATAACCCTGAGAGAACTAGCGAGACTGCGGACGCTGTAGGAAGACCTGACGATCAAAAGAAATTCCCAGTCATTGAAGACTATTGGGAAGCCCGTAGACGACAAAGGATGCTAGAGATGCTACGGATGAAGCAGGCAGGACCTGAAGGTCAAGCCTTTAACCCCATAAACCCCGCAGGTGGTGCATCAATGTTTGCTCGATCAAGTAGAAGAAGAGGCGGCTCTGGCATAGGCGGCGGTGGGGCGGCATCTAAGGGTGGATAATCAACTCCAAGATTTCCGTAACTTTCTGTATATTGCTTGGGATCACCTAAACCTCCCTGATCCTACTCCTATTCAGTACGATATAGCAGAGTACATCCAACACGGACCAAAGAGACGTGTAGTACAAGCCTTTAGAGGCGTGGGGAAGTCATGGATTACCTCAGCGTATGTGTGTCACCAGTTACTGCTAGACCCCAGTAAGAACATTCTCGTGGTATCTGCTTCAAAACAACGGTCAGACGACTTCAGTACCTTCACACTGCGTCTAATCAACGAAATGCCTATACTGAGACACCTTAAACCTCTGGAATCTCAGCGGAACAGTAAAATCGCCTTTGATGTGGGACCAGCACCAGCATCTCATGCCCCTTCAGTTGTATCGAAGGGAATAACCAGTCAAATAACAGGTTCTCGTGCTGATCTCATAGTGGCTGATGACGTGGAGTCCTTGAATAACTCTGCTACTCAGATGATGAGAGACAAACTAAGCGAAGGTATCAAAGAATTCGATGCTGTACTGAAGCCTGATGGAAACATAGTGTTCCTTGGAACTCCCCAGACGGAGTCCAGTATCTACGCAGCACTGCCAGAGAGAGGCTTCAAGACCCTGATATGGCCTGCTAGATACCCTAACAAGAAACAAAGGCGGGGTTATGGAGACTTTCTGGCTCCAAGAATACACGGAGAGATTGAAGAAGACAACGAAATCCAAGGACAGCCCACAGACCCCGGCAGGTTTGACTCACAAGACCTGATGGAGCGTGAGGCTTCCTACGGAAGAACAGGGTTTGCCCTACAGTTTATGCTCGATCCTAGCCTCTCAGATGCCGACAGATATCCATTGAGACTGTCTGATCTTGTGATCATGTCACTGAATCCCCGTGAGGGGCCGGAGAAGCCCGTGTGGGCTGCTTCACCTGACAATATGGTCCAGGACCTCCCGAATGTAGGACTCCCCGGAGATCGCTTCTACGGGCCTATATCACTAGGGGTAGGAGACTGGTGTCCTTACAGCGGCTCAGTGATGGCAATAGACCCTTCGGGACGCGGTAAAGACGAGACAGCCTATGCTGTTGTGAAGATGCTCAATGGGTTCCTGTTTGTCACAGATGCCGGAGGTTTGCCGGGGGGTTATTCCGAAGATACTCTCAAGAGTCTGGCTATGGTAGCCAAGGAACAAGAGGTAAACCTCATACTTGTTGAGGCAAACTTCGGTGATGGTATGTTTACTCAGTTACTGAAGCCTGTATTAGGGAAGATATACAGGTGTACTACGGAAGAGATCAAGCACAGTGTACAGAAAGAACGACGTATCTGTGACACACTGGAGCCTGTGATGAATAGCCATAGGTTAATTGTAGATCGACAGGTCATTGAGAAGGATTATGACAGCACTAGGAGCCTGCCTCCAGAGAAAGCCCTTAGATACCAGTTGATCTACCAAATGAGCCGGATAACTCGTGAGAAAGGTGCTTTGGCACACGATGACCGCCTAGATGTCCTTAGCATGGCTGTAGGGTACTGGGCTGAACAAATGGCTCAAGATGTTGACAAGCAAATAGAGAATAGAAAAGACGAAAAACTCCGTAAAGAACTTGAACACTTCATGGATCACTCCATTGGACGTAAACCGAGTCCCCTAAAGTGGATGTGAACACCTTAGTCGAATAGGGTGACTACACGGATACTAAACGTGTCTGGGCCGACGGTACTCAGGTGAAATTCATTGATTTACTGAGTCTTCCTTACCTCATCTATGGGGGGTAAGGGGGGCCTCTGGTATCTTGGTGAACAAAGGTTTAGAGGTCTAAAGATAACTATAGTGTATACTACTACTTACAAACTAGAGAGGATAAGGATGCCTAGAAACTATGCTAAAGAATATAGAGATTTCCATGGCAAACCAAAGGCTAGGAAGGCTAGGGCTGCTGCTAATAGAGCAAGACGTAAGTTGAAGTTGAAACCAGGAGACCCTAGGGAAGTAGATCACAAAGTGCCGTCTAGTAAGGGCGGAACGAATGCTAGAGCGAACCTTAGGATAACCACAAGAAAAGCCAATAGAAAGAAAGGTGCTAAGTAGTGCTGTTCTGGAATAGGCTTATAGTTATCCTTAGACCCTGTCCGACGGCTGTGTGTTTTCTGTGGGTTCTTGGGATGTTTCACAACAAAATCTGAGACCCTATAAAAAGGGATATCAGCGACCGATTACCCCCGTACCCCCCAGCGATTCAAGGCACAACATCGGACACAGTACGCGGTTCACTCTGCTAGTGCCTACGCTGTGGGGGATTGTTGATCCCTTGATATCTGGGTATCCCCAGATGTCGAATAATGCTTTACTA